TGACAATTGCGCCGTGTATCTAAACAATTGGGTAATACACCATTGGGCAATTCGGAGCAATGGCATCATTTAGATTCTCCCTAGTTTTTGTGATTGTAGGGGTTGTGTGCATGGTTTAGCATCCATGCCAAGGACACACCATCTGACGGTGGTTTATACGCTTTGTTAGGCGTACTTGCATTATACTTTGCAATGAGTTGTGTGGACTTGCTACATTAGTGGCTGGGACCGGCATACCGTCAATGTGAGGGCTTTGATGGCGTGTCGGTCCCTTTTTGTTTATGCGTTTGGTTGAGTCCAATCAAGCTTGATGCCGCAACATTCAGCCATCCAAAGACGCTCATTGTTGTATGGGTCCACTCCAACATCATTTGGTTTAAGTGTTTGTCCGCATGTTTTACAAGCGTTGCCCATGTAAAGCCTCGCCATGGACCGGCCTTGTGCTTTGTTCATGATTGATTCAAGCATTTTGTTTATCTCGGTATTCATCAAAACAACTCCCTTTGTGGTGGAACGATTAGTGAGGCCCAAACGCGTGTTGGGCTTGCGTGTTTCTTTTTGTTGGTGGAACGTACAAATTGTTCCGTTGGTGTGCAATAGCCTTTGTTCTCGCAATAACGCATCACGCCACCCATAGCGCGGTTGTCTTTGGTGGTGTAGCCGTCACGGGTCACAATTTCCAAAGCATCATCAGCGGTGAATGTGTCATTGTTGCTGGCAAGGTATTTGATGGCCCTGATTGCGGCGGCCATCCATGTACCATCAGCGTGGACTGTTACTTGTGTGATTGATTCGTCACGCGCTGTGAGGCCGGCTTTGCGGCATAGTGGGCAATACTTTTGGCCCCGTGGTTCACCATGGTTGCACATCAATCATCACCGTCTAACGCTTTATCAATACACTCACGACAAAACAAATCCCATCCGCCTTTATGTTCTACTAAGTAGCACGGGTTTAGGTTACGCACACGTTCAATCATGAGTTCTAATTCTTCATAAGTTGGGTCAGCGCTCATTATCTAATCTTTCTTAAAGCTTTGATTGCTGTTTGGGTAGCCGGTAAATGTGTCCCATGTGTGTCATTAGCCATAGCAATAATCTCTTTACGGATTGATTGCACATCTTTTGAAATCGTTTTGCGGCTTGTTCTAATCCACAAATCAAGTTGCATGAGCGCGTTGGTCCATCCGGCATCAAAACATGCTTGCTCTCTGCACTCTTGATAAGTCTCATGGTCCTTTGTGCGGCATGTGGTTGTGCATCTAACGCTATTCAATTGGTAGCCCCCAAGCATCTAGCACCGGTGTTGTGGCCGGTTCCGGATTCTTCAATTCTTCAATGAGTTGTGATGCCTCTAGTTTTGTTAAAGCGCGGTCAATGCCCTTTTGGCTTTTCCATGTCTCAACAATTGTTGTGTCACCGGCTGTGAGCGTGTTGATTAGTTTGATTTGTGCCGGTGTTGCTGGGTCAGCGCTAAATGCGCGGCCGGTTCCCGTTTGTGTTTTTGGCCATGCTTGTGTGCGCGGCTCTGGGTTTGTCGTTGGAACCTCACGGGCCCAAAGGTCAAGTGCCACACCAAAGCGCATTGCGGCCGTACGGATGGCATTACCAATAGCGCCTTTGGTTTTGTCGTAATCGTCACGGCCTTGCGGTTCACCGTAACCCAAACGCGTAACGCCTAACACGGTCAATTTAATCCACAATCCGCCGTGTTCATCAAACAAAGGCAACCCGCGTTCATCAAAAGCCAACGGTTCCCAATTCCAATTCTCATCAACCTCTAGCAACCGTTTTGTGACGTTGCCATGACTCACATAGTCAAGCTTTGTGCCGCCTTGTGGCAATTGTTGAATCTGTGATGGCGGGAATGGCTGTTGTAATCGTGCATGACCGGTTAATGGGTCGCGTAATTCAATCATTTATTCTCCAAACAAGATAGGCAATCATGATTGATTGCAATAAATCGGTTACGGGTCCGGAAATGTGAAACATCAAACAACCTCTACCCCAACGGCTTTTGCCAATTCTTCTAGAATGGCGTTAGCACACAAAGCGCAATAGCGGGTTTCTTTAAACTCAACACGGATTGAGCAGCACTCACACCGGATGATTTCATCAAGCTTTGCCCATGTGATGCGGGTTGAATCGTAGCAATCATTTGTGCAACGCATTAGACGGTCCACCCGTCTTGGCGCATTGATTCTTCAATTTCTACGGTGTTGATGAGTTGGATGCGCTTTAGTTCTTGATTAAAGTGTTTTTCTGCATAGTGCCATGCGACAAGCACACCAATGGATGCGCTTAGACACCACGTCAAGATTGTTAATCCGTTTACTATCATTTGCCCTGTTTCCTAACTGTTATTTGGTTAATTTTTCGATTGTGTCCGGCGGATAGCGTTTAACCCCGCCGGCTTTAATTGATTTCAATTTGCCTTGCTTTTCCCAACGCCACAATGTTGTGCGGTTCACTTGTAGTTGGTCCGCCAATTGTTTTGTGGTGAGGTATTTGCTCATAAATAGTTCCTTTGTATTGCCATCTCAACGGCTGTTGATGCAGCATCATCAAATGTTTCTAGGGTTATTGCTGGCTCATGTGGTTGGTTCGTGTCAATGATTGTGAATCCGTCTTTAACGGTCATCATAACAATTTGTGTGCCGGTGACGTGGTACAAGTGAACACCGATTGGGTGAACCAATGGGAAATCTTTCATGGTTTACGCTCCTTTGCGGGTTCTTGGGTGTGCTGTATAAACATCAATTTGTTCCAAATCTTCTAAATACCAAAATGAACCATTTGATGTTGTTTCATTGGCTACGACAAAAAACACATTTTTATCTGTTTCGTTTAGGCGATTGGCGACACGTTGGGCCGCTGCCTGTGTGGCAAAATTGTCATTTGCTGTTTTCATGATGTTGGCCCTTTCGTTTGCCCTGTGTTCTGATTGTTGCACACCGTCACAGGTTGTTGCAAGTCCATTTGTTAAAAAGGTGGTTTGGGCGTGTCGCGCTCCACAACAAGCAAACGCGCATCAAGGGAAATCACCTTATTTTCAATGCGTTCAAGGGTTCTAATAACATCAGGTAAAGAATTACCCCCATTAGATGTTGGTTGTATTGGGTAAGTCATTTGGTCAATGTAGGCCTTAATTGGGACCACAACAAGCCATTTGATGAGTAACCCAATGAAAGCGCCACAAGCTGTGAGCGCGGCGGCGTATTGCCCCAATGTCAAAATGCTCATGGTTGCCACCATTTCAATTGGCGCTGGGTGCTAACACATGACCCGCCACCGTACTTGTATTGGGCCACAATGGGCCACTTAGTTTTGGACTCCCACCAGATTGAGCCTTGCCATTTGCGTGGCGCTGATGGCCCTAGTGTCCATGAGTTTGTGCCGGTGGAATCCCAACCGGTAGGTGTTAAACGGGCTAAACGTATTTTGACCCAACGAGGCTTTTTCTTGCATGTCAAATGTAGTTGGGCAAAGAATAGGGACCTTTTACCGTTCAATTGGAATGGGTCGCATCCCCTGAACGTCACCCAATCACCCTGTTTGGCGTGTTGGTCAATCCATGTTTTACAGATGCCGGAATGTTTAGCCTTTGACACCAACAATGGTTGATGGGGTTGCCCTGTTGTTGGGATGGCGCTTGTTAGCACGAGAGCACAAACAAGTGCACAAACCTTGTAAAACATTAGCCTTTGGTTTTCTTCCCCGCCTCAATGGCGTTGTCCATTTCTTTTTCAGATAGGACACCATCATCAATCATGCCTTTTGCGGCCTCACGCATCACCATGACAAGCGGCAACAAAGCGGCCACCAATGCGGCCTGTACCTTGTCAATGCCAAGGCCTGATGACAAACCAAAGGTGCTCAATGATTCGTATGCGATTAAAGCTAGTACGCGAACAATAAAGCGTTTCAATTTGATGGTCATGCTTTTAACACCTTTGCTGGGTCAATGTCTGTGCCGTCACTCCAACGGATGTTGTTGCGCATTTCAAAGTGAAGATGCGGGCCGGTGCTGTTTCCGGTGTTGCCACTCTCACCAATGTGTTGGCCCTTTTTGACTTTATCGCCGGCCTTAACAAGTGCCTTGGACAAATGCGCGTAGATTACCCATCCGCCATCAACTTTTTGGACTAACTGTGTGCCATACGATTTGCCCCAATTGGCGTTTTCAATGACACCATCAGCAACAGCAATAATGTCTGTACCTACCGGAACAGCGAAATCCACGCCGGTGTGATACCCCTTGGACCAATGCGGCCCCTTTTTCTTGTAAGCGGTGCTAATTTTTCCGCCTTTGATTGGTAGCCCCATGGGCCCCCCTCTCGGTTAAGGCCCTGTATTTGGTTTTATTCTGTTGGTTCGTCTGGCTCTACATACACGGTTGGCCCGTGCGCTCCACATACGCCACATTCAACATCTGTTTGTGGTTCATCAAAATACACCGGCTGTGTGTGCATTACACATTCAGTGTTAGGGCAAAGAAACTCATTCATGTTAAGCCGCCTCATAGGTAAATAGTGTGGTCATCACATCTCCGGTTGTCCACGTTCCGGGAATTGAAGATGATACAGCTGCCGTTGAAAGGTAAGTGGTACTTGAATCAAAGGTTGATAGCACGGCGGTTGTTGTGCCTACGGAGCACACGCCATAGTAGGTTGCTCCGCGTGACAAACGCGCTGGGGAAAATGAACCCGTGGTTGCTCTGCCGGTCACGGGCAAACTAAAGGTAAAAGATGTTCCTTTGGTTCCATTGCCAACGGTGAATTGAAAATAAACAATGACGATTTTGCCTAGTTTGGCATAACGCGCATCAAATGTGCCCGTTCCGGTTGTCCAACCGCCGGTTAATACAGGGCTGTATGTTTGCCAAGCTAAAAGGCCAGTGCCAACAGATGCATCAATGGCATTGCCTAAATCATCAATGGCATCATAACCATTTTTTACATAATCGGTGCTGGCCGGAATTGGCCAAGCATTGTTTGTGGTTGCCATTTATAGGTCACTCCATCTTGTAGTTGGGTATGCTGCCCCGTAATCTGCCCAAGTCATTGTTGGCGGTAATTGTAACCAAATTATACTTGAATAAGTTTCTGAATACGCGGAGCATGTCAAGGTTAGGTCCGCGGTGTAGCGGGTCAGGTTCCATGTCCAACCCTCAACAAATCCGTCAAAATTGGTTCCGAATACGGCGGGCAAAGCTGATGTTTGGACCCGTGCGCCGTTGTAGATTTCGGTTAAGGTGTCGCGGGTTGCATCACTAACGGTTGGGCTATGTAGCGGGATGGTCAATTGCTCTGGGTACATGCGCGGGTAGGCACGTTGGGAAACAAAATCGGCGGCCTGATTGGCTGCATCTGTTTGATTGTGCAAAACGGTTTCCCGTGTGCCGCTTAGTTGGCCATAGATAATTGTGGATTGTTCGTCACGGGCACTCTCTGAACCAACGCGATAAGTCACGGTAACATCATTGACGATTTCACCCCATTGGGCCGCCGTGCGTAACCCTTGCGCCAAAATGTCATCAGCGGTTAATGTGATGACCGGATTGGATGCGCGTGATGCGTAATCGTCATAATGCAAAGCACCATCAGCGGATTCCCACAACACGCCACGGCCAGAATTGGCGGCCACTTGTGCAAGTGTCAAAGCATCTGCCTCACCGTCTGAATAAATCTCTAGTTCGTATGTGCCGACATCCACATTTGTGACTAGGCCATTGACCAAAGCAATGTTGGTAGCATCATAAGAATCCCACGTCACATCATTAGGGATGTCATTCCATGTGAGGGTTGGGGACACATCATCCCACGAGGTCAAAAATGCATCCGTGAGCACATCCAAAACACGTTCACCATCTGTTTGTTTAGGGAATCCGGCCCCACCAACAATGTGGCGGTTTAGCAAAGCCAAAGGCCCAACAGCTGTGATTGCGTAACGGGCTATTGAGTTGGTTTGGCCATAAACCATGTCAATGTCAATGTCTGAAATTGTGCCATTAAAGATTTGTTGAGTTCCGCTTGTGCCTTTGTCAATGCTGATGGCAACATTTTGTGACAATGACACATTCAATGGAGTGTTTGCATCTGTCCACAATTCAACCCGCGCATAAGATGGTTGCGGTTGGTCCGTAACATCTGGCCGGCCCATGTTGATGGTAATGCTTGAAATAGTGTTATCGGCGTAGAAAATGCCGCCGTCAAACTCCACCACCGGATTAGGTTGATAAGCGGTCATAACACGTTCCCCGCAAAGTTCACGGAACCGGTGCGCCGTGTGGAGTCTTGCATAAGGCGTTCAATGCTACGGCGGGCAGATTCCCCATCAATAACACCGTTAAAAATAAACGTGTTGCCACCGGCCCCGCCACCCTTACGGATGGAGCCGCTAGCACCATTCATGACCAAAGTTTCTGGCCCAAACTCCCCAACACGGTACACGCCACCGGAACGGACCGTGCCACCGGCAGCGCGGGAACCCGTAAGGCCAAGCACATTGCCAAGCCGGCTCAAAGGATTAACAAAATTGGATGCCTTGCGGGCAGCCTTAAACAATGGGTTATTCCAAGCCGCGGAAACCTTATCAATAGCATCCGCCATGCTCTCCAAAGCGTCTGCGATTCTTTGCAAGTTACTTGCTGAACCGGCAGCACCGCCACCGGTCATTGTGCTGATGAGTGTTCCCATGGCGGTTGCAATGTCTCGGAGTGACTTACCCAAATTGTATGCGCCGGAATCTGGGGCATAACCTAAATCTTTACCGACCTGTTTTAGCTTGTTAGACACGGAATCAGGTTTGCCAGAAAAGCCATTTGCCAATTGTTGGATTTTTGGAATAAACGTGTCATTGGCGTAGTTCACTAATTTAACCATTGCGGGTAGTAGTGCCTCACCGAATGATGCCTTGGCGTTCTCAATTCCGGCGCTCAAAATGCGCTGTTGGTTTGCCATGCTTTCGGATGTGCGCGAAAAATCGCCTTGTGCAACGGCTGATTGTTCAACAATGCCTTGATAGCGGGCCAAAACTTTTGATGTGTCGGTAAGTTGGTTTTTGCTATCTCGGGCCAATTCAACCCCGTTGGCCACCTCATAATTGTAGGCGTATTGCTCCAAAGCGGCTTGCGACAATAAAACACCGTATTTGCGGATTGGTTCAGATTCACCACGCAAAGCGGAACCAATGGCCGTGATGGCATCCTCTGGGCTTGTGTTATAGAAACTAGCCAAATCCGCTGAAAGTGTAACCATCTTTTTAGAAAAGTCATTGACTCCGTTGCCGGTAATTCCCGCGGCCTTGCCTAGGATTGCGAAAGTTCCCGCGGCTTTCAAAGCTTTGGTGGTGCTCATGCCCAATGATGTTGATGCGGCTTTGGCAAACTTTTTCATGTCCGCTGATGTTTCGCCAAAGATAACGCTTGTTTTTGACAATTCTTCGTTTAAGTCGCTTGCGGCCGTAACGCTCTCTTTGCCGATTTTTACTAGCGCATAACTTGCGGCAATGCTCAATCCCTTAAATGCGGTGGATAGTTTAGCCACAGAATCGGAAGATTTGTTGCCAAACTTTGAAACATCTTTTGATGCTTTATTAAGGCCGCGGCCAAATTGGGCAACGTCAGCCAAAAGGCCAAGTTTTAGTGTGCGGGATTGTGCCATTTTATTTGCTCCAAAGATTCTCTACACGGCGGATGATTGCGACCCATTCCGCGGTGATGCGTGGTTGTAATCTGCGAACGGTTGGGAAAATCCAATAACCCTCATTACCTCGGCCCAATCGGTCCGTGCGCTTTGGGAATCTGTACCCGCCATTTGGGAAAGCGTTGAGATTTCCAAATGCGTTACGGTCCCCACCAAACTCATTACCAAAAAGGATTTCACCCACCGTTGGTGCTGGGCTGCTAAATGAGGTGGCACGTCTAATTGGGGCTCTTTTGGAACCACCGATTGTGACGGTTGGCAAACGGTCACGGGTGGCGCGTACTGTATCAGCAACCAACAAAGCTTGTGCGGCGGAATCTTGTTTGCCCCAAACATGGGTTGATGCGGCACGCTTGATGTCCTCGGCAACCCACCGGCTAATGCTCATAACATCATCTTTGATGCCAATGTTGGCCTCACGGTCCATTGCGTTTAATGCTTTGAACAATCCTTTTAGTTCTGACACGTCAGCGGTCACACGGATGGTTTGCCGTTCGCTTGCCATGTGTCACCTTTCTAAAAGCGTTAAGGCCAATTCTAATTCACTCATTGACCATTGTTTCAAACCCTGTAAATCAAGCCCCGTGGCCATAGCGATTTTCACCAAATCAGCTGTTAGGCCTGTGGCTCTTTTGGGTCAGCATCAACAACATCAAACTCTAAAAACTCCTCTTTCAACCAAGCCTTTTGAGTTTTCAATTCCGTATGGCCGGCATCAAGTGAGGCATGATGCAAAATGTATGTGATTACATCCAATGATTCTTGTGAAATCTTTTCAATTGCTTGGCTGTAAGTTAAACCCAAATCACGTTCAAGCGACACCCATAACCACACGGAATCATCCGACACGGTAAAGGTTTTGCCTTGTTTTGTTTTAATTTCAAATTGCATAAGTAGTGCCCTGTTCCTTTTCTACTAAGAGCGGGTTACGCTGCCATCTTCAACAATGAGTTCAACGGTAGCGGTGAGCACATCAACAGCGCCACCACCGGCGGCCGGAAAGTTAGGGAAACATGAACCGGTAAATGTTGAACCGTTAGCATCAAATGAGAATGTTAAAGCGGTGTCAGGTGCAGACTTTGCGGCATCCCACAAAGCATCACAAAGTGAGCCAACGGCTCCCCAATCGGCGTACATCTCAACAGACAATGTTGCTGTGTTATCTACCGTCTTGTAAGCGCGGCCCGAAAGCACCTCAATCACCTGTTGGTTATTTTCAACCGACAAAGTAACCGTTGATGCCTGTGCATCATACGAATCTGAATCAATGGTCAAGGTAAGGTCCCGACCTGTTATGTAAGTAGCCATTGGCTCCCTTTCCTATGTTCCGCTGTTCACGGTGACAACCCCAATTTGGAGTTGGCTAGTCAGTAATGTTTGGCCGGCAACCTCGTTTGGAACGGGCTGTGACCATGTGCCACATGATGTGCCATCTGGCAAAGCGTTTAACACGTCAAGCATTAGGCCCTCCATGTTTGCCAAAGCTGCTTGATTGTCAGCGGCAGACACAATTGCTGTTATGTCGTAGTTCACATGTAGCCGGTTGCCCGCGCCGCCAATTGCTTTGGGTTCAATGTATGGGCTTGATGGAACAAGCACGAGGCATGGCGGGGTAAAATTGGTGTTTGGGTACGCGTACACAACGCGGCCGGCAGCGCCTAACGCGGTTGCGATTGATGAGCGTAACGCCGTAAGGTTTGCCATTTAGCCCACCATGCCGCGTGTGTCTAGGTGTTTGGCCAACAATCCTGAAACACGGGTAAATAGTGAACGGCCCAAACGGTATGGCGCTGGTTGGAAATCAACGCCTTGTTGGCCTAGTGTTCCACTCCGTGAAATCCACACATCACACGCCACAGCCATAGCGGCCTCACGAACGGCCGGTGTTGTGTCGTACAAGGTTGATTGTGATGCCAAAAGCGCTGAACCTGTTGGGATGATTTCCCGCAAAGTAACATCAGCATTTGTAATTGAGGCCTTAAATCCGTCAATCCAAGTTTCGGTGATTGTTCGTGTGCCATCAAACGGGGACCCACAACCGGTGATGGTTACGGATTGGCCGGTGACAAACTTAGAACCAACAGCGGTGAATGTTGCCACGTTAGAATCAATACGAACAGCGGTTATTGCAATTTTGTTGAAAGTTAAAAGGCCAAGCACAATGCTTTCGGCGGTATCAATGGCCTCTTGCAACAATTCATCAGCATAGATGTTGCCGACCTCTAACACGGCCTTAAACTCATCTAAATCAATGAGACTCATCTGCTAATCCTTAATTGTTGAATGGTGTGATGGGGGACACAGGGCCGCATCCCCCACCACGTTTTGTGAGTTAGTAGGGGACTAACTCAAATTGAAACGGCGTACGCCGGATGCCTTTTTCACAGCAATTGCCAAGTAACCATACAGGGCAATCTCCACCTGACCGGCTCCAAGCTGATTAACCTGTAAACGGGTGGTTGGTGTTTCGTAAACGCTTACGGCCTCTGGGGCAACAATGAACGCTGATTCATCAATCACACCGGATGTCACAATGTTGTGGTCCACATACAAATCAAGTCCAAGCACGTTGCCACGGATTGATGTTGGTGATACAGCGCCGGATGCGTTCATTGGCTGTGCAGCGTTGTAAAGCGGGCGTGATGCACCATCAACGTAACCCATCATTGCGGCCCATTGGTCAGGGCTTGCAATGAGGTTGCGGGCAAAGTTACCTGAACCCTTGTATGCTGCGGCGGTTTCGGTTGCCACAAAGGACTGTAAGCCCGCTGCGGTTGCTGCAACGCCGGTTGCCTGTGTACCTGATGCGGTAAGTGCTGCAATGACAGCCTTATCCGTTGCTACGTTGTAAGCCGTCTGCAATTCCTGTAACAGCGCATTGTAGAAAGATGGGCTTGAACGGTCAATGAGTTCCCATGACACGGTGTTCATGCCGGCAAACTTATTAACATTTACCGTTAGGTAATCGGAGGTCATGCCGGTTTCTGTAACCGTTGAACCCTCATCTACATCTGCCACAGCCGGTGCACCGGTCAAACGTGGAATGGTGAACGATAGGCCGGAATCAACTAGGCGTTCCTGACGTAGTGCCTCAATGGTTGGGCGCTGGCCGTTGGTGGTGCTGATGAACTCTTGCATGTGCTGCGGGAGTGTCAAACCGGTGTTGGTTGATGAATCGTCATCAGCGGCGCGAACGTACATCTTTGAATCGTCATTGCCAAGTGCGGCCTTGACGCTGTGTTCCATGTAAGATGCAGCATCAACGATTGGTGAACGTGGCTTGGTGTATGCCACGGGTGCGCTAGCTGCAACGGCCGCGCTAGCGGTTACGTCATCAGCCACGGGCGCGGTGTTTTCTTCAATCACAGTAGTTTCCTCTGTTTGGTCCTCAACGGCGTTTTCCGTCTCGGTGGTTTCTGGGATTTCTTCGGTAGCGGCTACCTCGGAAATGTTGGCATCTTTAAATGCTGGGTTGGTGACGTGTGCGACACCGGTTAATTGGGCTGATTGCACAACAATCACACCTCTCTCAATTTGGTATTCCCCTAGTTGGGCCTCAATGCTGAATGATGGGCGCAAACCGTCAGCGGCCTCAATTAAGGCATCTGAACCGGCTGATGTGTTAGCAATTTTAAAAGCCATGGACACGCCGGCCGGTGTGACACTTTCGGAACCGGCAACACCACGGCCAATTGGGCGTGTGCGGTCATGTTCCATGTTCAACACAAGTTTGGATGCGTCAATGTCACCAAACGCGCCAAACTCAAACTTGACGGGGCCGGCACTTGTATTTCCGACCTTGGAAAACGGGACCACCAATCCTTTGATAATTCTTGACTCCACGTCTGATGCCAAAATCTGGCCATCAAAATTAATTTGCATTTGGGTTGCCTCTCGGTGCTAGGTCCATTTCTTCGCGGGCCTCGTCAATGTCAATCAAACCAATTTCAAGCATTTTTGAAAGCACCTCAACTTGTTCAAGCGGGTTGCCTCGCAAGTAATCATCCAAATCAAAGCGGACAATTTGGCCGCGTGGTGTTATGTCGTTCATGCTTAGGCGTTCTTCAATAACGCTCATAAGCGGGCGCAATGAGAAATCCACCAATGAACGGCGTTCAGCGCTCACATTGGAATAGGTGGCTGATGCTGTTTCGGCGTTCAAATACCATGCCGGAATGTTCATCAATCGGGAAATCTCGGATGCCACAAATGAACGTGATTCAATCAATTGTTGTTCCATGGCGCTAAACCCAAACGCGGTAACATCAAGCGGGCCGGCTAGGTAAGCGGTGGCGCGATTCTGGCGGGCGTTCTTCCATGCCGCCATCAGACTATTCACCTGTTCGGGTGGCAAATCAACGCCGGTGTTCTTGATTACCATGCTTGGCGTTGGTTCGTCAGCCATACGGGCCGCCGATTTTTCAAGCTGCAAAGCGGTGTGAATGGTGCGGCCGGCACGGTTCAAAACACCCTCATCAATGCCGCTAAACATTATGAGTGAGCCAACACCGGTAAGTGGTACACGGTAGCCGTCAAGATAAAATCCATCAACTACCTCGCCCGTGACGGCATCCGTGGTGAATGTTACGCGCATTGGGTCAATCCGGCGGGCTGCTGATGGCCGGCCGTCTGATGGGTCAAGTTCAAGCACCATCCAAAAGGCGTGGCCAAGCATGAGCACATCTTCTACGGTCCAAGCCATTGTCACACTCATTGGCAAAGCTGGGTCAGCCTGTTTAAGGATTGAACGGCCCTCAATTTTGGCGTGTGTTAAATCGTTGTATGAATTGAGGCCAAGCGTGGCGATTGTGCCGCAAATGATGTTCCTAGCGCGTGAGACGGCCGGAACTTGCATTGCATCAGCGCGGGATGTGCGAACGGTTGCGATTGGGGCCCATGAATCTTGGTAGTAAGGTGTCACTACGGTGGCGCGGGCATCAACGCTTTTAGCGGTCAATGTTGGGGCCAACACGAAATCAAAGAATCCCACACCATTAGCACATCACATTTTTATTGTTTGTCTAATTGGTGCAACGCCATCAAACATTCTTCAACGTGTCGTGTTGTGGCCCTCACCGATTGCAAATCCGATTTTTATTATGGTACGGCGGTGAGGGCCTACGTGGCTACCATACTTTCCACATTAAAAGACTATCATGCGGAATAAATAGCAACCTCGGCTTGTGGTGCTGTGGCATGTCCAACGGCTAACACCAAAGCAACAGCGGCAGAAATTGGAACAGCGGCGGCACGTCTGGCAATACGCCATCCACCATCAGATGCCGGCCGTCTGGCACACGCCACCAAATGTGAGTGCATAGTTTCTTGTGCCGGATGCTCTAACATGCCACTACTTATTGCGTTCATGGTTTGGTCACACATGATGGCAAATCCCGCGCTACTCCACGGTGTTGGTGCTACCGGTACACCGGCACGGGCCAAATGCGGGGCAATAAATCCGGCGGTGTTTGGGTCATACGCCAACACGCGGGGCCTAAACCGGCGGGTGATGGTTGCTATTTCGCCGGCTAATTCAACATCTTTAATGCCTCCGTCTTTTTGCCATTCATGTAGAAACACACCAAATTGGCCGTTTGGCCGTTGCTGTACCGTTACTAAACATGCCAAATCGCGGTTGAAATTAAGGTCAAGGCCCATCCATGTTGGCAATCCATCTTCCAAAGCAATGTCGCGTTCATTCTCGTTCCACACATCCATTGGCCATGGTGATGTCATGGAATCAACCCACATACACAATGTCTCCGTCATAAACGATTCTTTGGAATCAAAATTGAGTGCATCTTGGATTGATTCAATGTCCACGGTGTAACCCAAAGCCGGATTGGCCATCTGCCAAGCTTTAACATCATTGATGTCTGAACCCGCTGGGGCACTCCACTCATACCATCCCAAACGGTCCGATTTGAAAAGCAAAGCGCGGGCCCGTAAATCGTTTAGCACGGTTGATGTGATGTCTCCCGCGTTGCTCGTGAAATACGTTTGAGAATTGCGAACGGCACGGGTCAAGGGCATTGCGGCGGTCATCACGGGTTCCCCAATTTCGCGCAATTCATCAATGTAAAGCAAATTAGCGGTTGAACCACGCGGGCCCTCTGATGTGGCAGCCCTAATTGAATACTTGCGGATGCGTTCACACTTTTCCGTGCACGATTTGGGGTAATGGTGGCAATAAACCTCCAATTCTTCCTGACCGTTGGTCCGGCTAACGCGCTTGATACGTTTACGGGTCCAATCAAGTGATTCAGCTAAATCAACCGTTTGTTTGAAAGTGTCCAAAGACAATTGGCGTGTCTGTGCCATAGCAATAGCATTTTTCTCACCAAAGATGTAAAGGCCGGCCAGAATACGCATCCGCATAAGATGAGTCTTCCCCTGTTGCCTCGCAACTAAGCACCCTATTTGGGACCTAGCCCAATCACCATTGGGTTTAATTTTCAACGCATCATCAAGCACATACTTTTGCCACGGGAGTAGCGGCATCCCCAATTCATCAGCCAGATTTGCGACTAGCGGCCCCGCCGTTGGTAACTCTAGGCTTGGACTCTTTAACCGTGGTATTGATGAGCCGTAAATAGTCCCCAACATAATCCGTTCCGTCACTTTCTTCACCCTGTTTAGCCGTTACCCGTGAATCAACCGTCAAATGCAATTGTTGCAATGTGGCCAAGTAACGTGCACTCAATTGTGGCACATCTTTTATGCCCTCGCCGGTATCCAAAACAACATCAAGCAATTCCGCCAACCTCAAAGCCAAAGCCACAGCGGCCCCATCCGTAGATGTAAGCCAAGATGCACCGGCCAAAGCTTGATTCAACGAGAGTGCTAAACCCTTTGGGAACAATCTTTCAAAATCTTTTTGAGTCATGAACTAATCCTTTTCAATTTTTGATTG